GCTANAAAAGATCGACCCCAAGAAGCTAGCATAGGTTTTATATTTTTCATTTTTTCGCCTCGATTTCTGCTCCCGAAACTTGAATTTTAGGATACTTCGGCCTAACTACGCATTTAATAAATTTAGCGGATCTAGTCTTATAAGCTACGCCGTCTCCGTTAGCTTGAGACTTTTCGCCGGTATTTCCTTCGACGGTGTGAATCGTTTTCTTAATTGGATTATAGGCGTTTATAGCAAGTCCTATGTGTTGAGCTTTACCGGAGTTAGTAAAATCCATGATTATAAGATCTCCGCGTTTAGCGTCTTCTAGCTTTACTAAACGATCATATTTTAAACCCCAAGCTTCCGTAGAAGCTACGGCCGCCGTAATTGGGATAGCTTGTTTTAATCCGGCTTGGATAAAGATAGCGGCTATAAAAGAATTACACCAAGGAAGATTATTAGCTAAGCCGGCTATAGGCGCGAACTTATTTAAGTTATTAACGCCTTCCGTATAACCGACTTCTTCCATAGCTAATTCGATTACCTTGTCTTTATTCACGAAAGTAATATAGCCGCTTCTTCGGTAGTTAATCCAAGTCGATCTAATATAACTTGGCGTTGAGCCGCCTTAGCGTCGGATTCGGCTTTAATTGCTTTAGCGTTAGCGGAATCTATTTCCATTTGAGCAATTTCTTCGGTCGTTGCGTCTCTAACGATTTGCTCGCCAGACTCACAATTAAATTCAGTTATTTGTAATTTAGATTTAGTCATTATTTCACCCCGTAAAGTATGTAAGAACCTGTAAGTGAGCCTACTGTTTGAATTGATGTAATTGCTGAAGTGTTGGCAAATTGCCCTGTAGCATTTGTTACTAATGGCGCAGAATAACTCTGATCTAATCCAATTGAATTATAATCGACAATTTTTCTCGGATCGGTATTTGTATATTGATAAATATTCATTGTTAATTGAAAACTTGACGCAGCAGCAAAAAAATCACTTTGAACCCTAAAAGCTGATTCTAAAGATGAGGCTGCTACTGGCGCCGAACCATTTACTAAGGCAAGTCTACAATTGCTATAGATTGAATTCGAATTTGCGTTTAAGCGTATATCTACGCCATAAGCACCAGCTCCGCCGGAAGTCATATTTAAATATAAAAATAAATTAGTATATGTTTGATCTATTGAGGTTATACTTAAAGTAGTGTTTGTTATTGAACCGCTTGCTAAAACGGTCATGCCACCTGCGGAAATTGATCCCCATGAATTTGTCGTTCCATTTGTTGTTAAATATTGTCCATTAGTTCCGGTTCCTAATCTAGCGAAAGTTCCGCTTCCTGTAGCTTGAATTAAATCTCCGGAAGTCGTAAAAGCTGTAGCCATAGAGTTAGTTACCGTTACGTCGCCGGAAGTTCCACCGCCGCTAATTCCTGTTCCGGCTGTTACTCCGGTTATATCTCCAGCGTTAGGCGTTACCCAAGTAAAGTCTAAATCGGTTGCGGAAGTTTTACTTAAAAGTTGGCCAGTAGTTCCGCCATTTAAATCGGCAAAATCGGTGTCGACGGCTTGGCCGAAGACTTCAAAATCTGCCGGAAGATCCGTTACTAAATCGGTAGGCTCTGGCATTTGCCAGCCGAAATTGCTTGTAGGGTTGCTCATTTATCCATTTCTCCTTAAGCGACTATTGTCGCATTTATCCAGTCTAACGTATTGCTTACACTATTCCACGTCTCTACCGCCGGAACACTCTGCCAGTTCATAGCTTGAAGGCTAAAGGCTAAGGGAGAGACGAATAGAGTTATTCCGACTTGGTTATAGCTAGCTTGGAAAGTCCAGCCTTCTACGAACCCTTGAAAGGTTCCAGAATTCATATTTAAAGGTAGATCGGTAATATTTACCGGTAAACCCATAAAGACATTTATAAGCGAATCTCTATCCGCGTTATCTACTAAGTTATTAGTTAGATCGTAAGTAATCGAATTAAAGACCGGTTGGGGATAAGCTCTAAGAGCTAAATAAAAGGCCGCTTGGTCTTCCGCGTCGGCGGTGTGTTTTAAAAAAGTGTTAAATACTTGCCCAAGTTTTCCGTAAAGAGCTATAGAAGTTAAGTCTTCGGCTTCGTAACTCTGATTAGCGTTGGTTCCGTATTTAATAGTAATAAAATTTCTAACGTCGCCGGATCTAGTCGTAATCATTAGACCGGCCGCTCTAGCTTCGGCCGCGCTTAAATCCGTGTAACCGTTGACGGATAAGTAAGTAGTTCGGTGAGTTGAATCGTCGTAGCTAATCTGGCCGAGTGAATTTTCGTAAAGGATACCTAAACCGCTTAAAGCTATATTAGAAGCTAAAGTATAAACGTCTATGGCCGAAGATCCTCGAGCTATTAAAGTGTAATTTCCTGGGCGATCTATCTCTCCTAAACCGGTGTTTTCTGCGTCGATCCATTGAACCGTAGGCTCATAAGTAGCCCAAGTTAAAGCCGGTGGAACCGCTTGCCATTGAGCTAATAAAACAGTTCTTAAGACTTCGTAAATCTGATCTCCGTCGCCGTCTTCGGCTAAGTTATCTAAATATAAAGCTTTAGGTAATCTAGCTAAAGCTCCGAGAGCTGTAATTGTGTAACTCTGAGAATAACCCACGTTACCGATTTCGGAAATACTTAATTCTAAATCTGTAATAGTTCCGCCGAAAATTGGCACGTAAACCGAACTAGAATCTTGAAGCTCTATAGATACGGTTTGATTTATTTCAAAATTTAGTAAAGTCTGATCTAAATTTATTAAAGTTAAATTAGCGTAGCCGGCGACGGCTTGAGTATAAATATCGGTGCGGCCGGAAGTAATAGTTAGGTTAGCTAAAATTAACTCCGTGTAATCTACGGAATTTATTTTAAGACGCCATACCGGAGAAAAGTTACTCATTAGGCGGTAAAGGCAAATTGGCTCGCGCCTTGGGTTCCTCGAGCTTGCGATCTATTTAATAGGTCGATAATTTGACGCGACACGCTCTCACCGTCTAAAGCTCCGTTTACGGTTATGTTATAAGTAGCTCCGCCGCCTAGAGCAGAGTTAGGCGTAATATTTCCGCTTGAGCTTGGCGTAAATAATTCGGCTCCACGTTCTCCGACTAAGTAGCTAGTTCCGGCCATTACCGAACCGCCGGAAGCTCTGCCGCCGCCGAAAGGATTTAACCGAGAAGCTATAGATCCTAAATTTATATTACTTACTAAAGCTATTAAAGTTCTAATTCCACTTATAGCCGAATCGACTATATTTACTAAAGTAGCGAAAATAGTAATTATTCCAGAAATTACACTTCCTAAAACTTCGAAAGATTTACCTAATACATTTCCTAAAAACGGAGCTAGATATTTAGAAGCGAATTCGAAGAACTCTTTAAATAAATCGAATAAAGGTTGTAATTTATCTTTATTATTTTCTAAGGATTTACTCACGCTTCCGAACGCTTTAGAAATACCAGCTAGAGCCGGCTCGAAGAAGTTAACTATTGCCGGAATTAAAGTCTTAGTAATAAACTCCCAGTATTCTTTAAAGACCGGAATTAAGACTTCCGTAAAGAAGGTAGCCAAGTTAGCGAAGACCGGAGTTAATTTTTCTCCTACGGACGTAGCTAATTCGTTAATTACAGGAACTACGTTATCTATAAATAAAGTTAGCATAGGAGTAATCGCGTCTATTACGAAGCTTCCGACCGTTTCTTTAGCTTCGTTAAAAACTATTCCTAATCTTCCAAGTTTTCCGCTAAAAGTGTCGGCGGCTATGGCGGCTTGGCCGCCGAAAGTATCGGATAACGTTTTAGTAATCTCGTCGAAAGACATTGTTTTAAGTTGAGCGGCTGATAGGCCTACGCCGAGCTTGCCTAGACCGGCGGCGTTACCTTCGAAAGCTTTACCTAAAGCCATAGATACCGCTTCTAAACTTTTACCGCTTCCGGCAGAAATATCTAAAGCTAATCCCTGTAATCTCTGAGCTTCGCTAACGTCTCCAGTAGCTCGAACTAGACGCTCTAAGCTTGGCCTTAAAAGATCGTCGGTAACGTTATTAGCTATAGAAGTTTTAGTAATATAACTTTCCACCGCGAGAGTTTGGTTCTTAGTAGCTCCGGTAACGTTTATTAAAGTAGCGGCTAATTTAGCTTGGGCGGCTTCGTCCTCGGCGGCGGCTTTTACTCCGTCTATTAAAAGTTTTCCAGCGTAGGCAACGGCGGCCGCTCCAGCTACGGCGAAAGCTAAGCCGGCTTTTTTACCGAAGTCTCCGACTTTAGAGCCGAAGCTTTCCACTTCTTTAGAACCTTGATCTAAGCCTTTAGATAAGCCGGCAACGTCGGCAAGTAAGGAAAGTTTTAAGGTTCTGGTTCCGGCGGCCATTACGTCCACTCCTTAATAACGGAGTCTAAAGATTCTTCCCACTTAGCTATAAGATAAGGCTGTTCTTCTTTAAGTGTTGGATAAATAAACCAGCCTTTAGAACCGCCGCGATCTCCCTTACCTGACCAGACGGGAAATTGTTTATATTTATTAGATCCGAATTCATAACCGCCGAGAATACCTATTCCGCCTTCTCCGCCTTGGTTAATCTGTGTAGTTCCACCGCCGCTAAATTTCTGCGCCGAATAACCTATATTTATTTCGCCTATTTTAGAAGACTTAGCTACTTTCGCTCCTTGAGCTATTCTTAAGGGAGCTTTATTGTTTTTCATAGATCCGGCTTTAATTACTATTTTACCTTTTAAATATTCTACTAAAGAACCGGATTTTTCTTTAGCTTCTTTTACCGCTTCTTCGTCCATGGCTTTAAAGGCGCGGTTAATAGATCTAAGCTCGGCCTTATCGTAAGTTAAAACTTCACTTGCCACGCTTTGACTCCAGTATCTCTAAAGCTGTTAAAACTTCTTCGGCGGTCTGCCATTGACTCATAGGAATTTGGGTAGCTATAGCGAGTTCCACTAAAAGCCGGCTTAGGCTTCCTCGCTGATAACTTTTGGGAGTTCCTCGCCTACTATTACGTCGGCNATAGTCTCCGTCCAAGCTTCTAAAGGTTTTACAGGTTTACCGCCGGCGTTGCGCTTCATAGAGTTATAAGCTAGAAATAGGAAATCTGTAATTCCCATTTTCTCGCCGGCTTGTTGAACCGTAAAGCCGCTTTTAGCTTCCCACTTAACGAACTCCGGCGGTTGAGCTATAAACGTCTCTTTAGTTCCGTCTGTAAATTCTATATTTATAGATAGCTTCATGCTCCCGATCCTTCCTTAAGGTTGAAGTTCTGGAGTAGTAATACAGGTAAAGACTAGAGATACGGTTTGCGCGTCCGGAGCTGTTCCACCGGCGGAAGGCTGTATCGGTTGAACTTCGAATTCGAAAACTACTCCGGTGTCGGCGGTTAAGACTACGGCTAAGCCGGTGTCTGGAGCAGAAGTAGCGGCCGTCCACAGAGCTTCGCATAATGAAGAACCGGCTCCCCAGTCGGATAGCATTTCTACGGCGAAGGATCCTT